CTTTGGTTTCCCATTGATATCGGTCTAGAAAATAATCATTAGCGCTAGAAATGAAATATGAAGAATAAATATATTTCTTTTTAGTTTGTTTATCTCTTTTATTATCATTCATAATAATACTTACCATTTTATCAAGTAATTCTTTATTTATATCTGTTATTTCTTCACTTTTAGTTTCTTCAAATATTATAGGATATTGTTCATCATAATATTCTTCATAATCTTTCCTATCTTCAATATTTATATTTAATTCTGAATTACATACATTTTTTATTAAGTTATACATATAATTTTTATTATATTCTGAATGATATTTATCATATAATGACATTATTCAATACTTTTATTTTATTTATTTTCTTTAAACCTATATTTCTTCATCTAATTCTCTTCTTCTATTTTCTTCTGAAAGTTTCTGTCTGTTCATTATTTCACTATCTCTTCCAGATGATTTATTTACCTTATCTAACCAATTACTTGTTGCAGTCGTCCTTGAATAGATTTGATGATACCATGTTTGATCTAATATATAATATAAAATACTAAATGGTATTATTACACAAAATATAACATATAATGCTATAGTATATATACTCATTGTAGGACTTAAATATCCTATATAAATACTTACCATATTAGTAATTAAAATTAACAAATATTCAATCAATTTCTTATAAAATGATCTTCCAGCATAATAATGTAAGAAAATCATTATGATTGAAAAAAGAAATAAACTACCTGCAGATATTAAAAATAAAGGATTAGAAATATCATCGTAAACTGTCATATAATTATGAAATATAATAATTTATGGATTTTCATCATTATTCATTTCTTCATTAGTTTCATCCATATCAGTTGTATCAGTTGTACCAGATACCCTCGTTGGAACTATATCTTCGGATACTAATGACCTTTCAGCTAATCTTTGATTATCTGCTGTATCAAATGGAGCTTTGCTTGAAGTTAATGGTACTGTAGATCTTGTCTCTAAATTAGATCCAACTTCAGGAACAGTTGATTCATAACTACCCATATTACTTGACACTTCATTTAATGTTTGGCTGTATGCCGGTTCAACATTAAATGCTCTTGTATCATCTAATGGATAATATTCACCGTATACAGTAAATCCTGGAGTACCTCTACCTGGAAACACACCACGAACTATTTCTTCCAAATTTGGACACGTTGTTTTTTGATTTTCTATATGATTATATAATTTATTTTCATCTATTTTATCACATACACAAGGAGGACATGTCCCATCATCATTTGGTTTCATTTTTTTAGTTATGTTATCAGTTATTTCATCCACATTTACAGATACATCAGGACATTTAGGACATTGCTTCTCCATTTTACTAATTTCAGCATTAATTGTAGATATTTGATCTTCAATTGTTTTCATTTCTGTATTTACATCTGCATCCAATTTATTTACAACTACCTCTAATTCTGATGATAATTTAACCTGCTGATTTAATAAATATACAATATATCCTATTAATCCACAAATTAACATTACTAATACAATTACACTTATCATATTATTATCTTCAAATAATGCCATATATTTATATATCATATATTAATTTTATGGTTAATCATTTTTATCTATTAATTCTCTCAGTTTAACATATTTATGAATATTCATCCTCCATTTCTATCCACCATGTTTCATAATCAGGATGCATTTTAGATTTTTTTCCCTTTCCTCCTTCAGTACATGTAGGCGCTACAGTTTTCCACCATTCTTCTATCGTTCCAGTTGGATTTTGTCCTCGCCATTCTTTCATTAATGGAATCATCAACTCTTTTGCTTCCTTTTGAACTTTTCCTTTTCCATATTTCTTATCCCACTCATCCAGTTGTTCTTTAGAAGGTGCTTTCGATTTGGTACTCCCACCTTTTAATTCATGTTTCCTTCTTTTTAATCTACGAGTTTTCTTTATTTTTGAAGGATGAATATAATATTGATATTTTAAAGAATCTATTAAAGCATCTTTTAATATTTTTTTATTTAAATAATCTCTGAAAGATTTATTTTTTAACATCTCAACTATGAAATGTATTGAATATACACCACAATGATAATCTCCTTTTTGATATTTATGATCATTATGAAATCTTTTAAATTTAACTTTACATTTTTTACCTTGATCTGTAATTCTATCAATTAAAGCGGAAACTCTTTTACAAGGTTTATATCCATATGAATCAAAAAAATATATGCCAGGCACTTTTTCTTCCGCATGAAAATTACTTCCATCTATATCTACATACATTGACATCCAATGTTCTCCTCCACGAGTATGTGGATCTGTATTAAATATGATCCCTAAATCAGTAATACCATCATTCATTAATTTATCTAAACTCATATTACATATATCACTTACAACACATGAATCATTTTCTTTTAAATCAAAATCAATCGGTAATGCTCCATAATATTTAAAATGTTTATGTTTTTTTTCATATTGTTTTAAAACATCATTAATATTGCTGGTTGAAAGTTGATGTTTTTTACCTAACCATTTTTCAGGATATTCAGGTTTGAAATTATCTCTATGATTCACTGATCTTGATATAGCTTCTAAATCTTTCCAACATGTTTCAGAATCACAACTGCTATTTTGAGAAACATAATCAGATATTTGTCTTTGAAGATCTCTATGATCATTTGAAATACGTATTGATTGTGGTTTAGATTTATTGATAGATATCCCTATCTTTTTTAATTCATCTATTCCATAACATGATATTCCATTATTCATATTTGGAGCGCAATAATATTGTTCATACATCTAATAATATAATATATTTAAAATTATCTTTGATATATTAATTATATTATGAATTGTAATATTATAGATTATAAACAACAATTAGATTCTATTCTTCAAAATATAATTTTAGAATATAATCAACAATCTTCAAATTATACACAACAATTATCTGATTTTAATCTTTCTATACAAGATAAGCAAAATGAAATTGATTCATATATATCTACTATAAAAGAAAAAGATTCATATATTTCAAAAATTGAAACTGAAAATAAAAATCTTAGAAAACAATCTCATGAATATGAAGATATTATTAATAATTCTCAAAAAAAAATACAAGAACTACAAGAAGAATCTGATGAAACGCAAAGATTTGATATTATTCGAAATCAAGCAAAAGAATTAGAAAATAAAGATTCTATCATTCAAAGACTTGAAACAACTATTCAATCTCTTAAAAAAAAAGGGAAAAAAGATCCAAATACTATCGAACAAAAAATAAATAATATTCAAAAATATTTACAAGAAACAATTGAAGAGAAGGGTGAAAATAAGGATGGAGAGAAGGATGAAGAGAAGGATGAAGAGAAGGGTGAAGAGAAGGATGAAGAGAAGGATGAAGAGAAGGGTGAAGAGAAGGATGAAGAGAAGGATGGAAATAATACAGATGATACAGAACCTTTATCAGATGATGATGATGATATGTATACAATTATTACATATAGAAAGAAAGATTATTATATTATTGATGATGAAGAACCTCAGTATATATACTCAATTAATACTAAAGAAAAAATAGGTGAATATATTACAAAAAAAAATGGTAAAAAGGGAGTTAAGATTTATAAAAAATAATTGATAAATTATATGAAAGAATATATTATTCGAAAAATTATATCACAAAAAAATAATAAATATCAATATCAATATTATGATAAAAATAATAATATAATTTCAAATAAGAAAGCATTATCTTTAATTCCATCTATTTATATTCCACCTGCTTATGATAATGTTAAAATTAGTTTAAATCCTAAATCAAAAGTTCTGGCAATTGGTGAAGATAATAAGCATAGAAAACAATATATTTATCATAAAAGAATCATAAAGAAAAATTCAAATAAAAAGTTTTGTAAATTAATAAACTTAGGAAAGATTTACCCTAAAATAATTAAACAAATTAATCATGATTCAAAACAGTGTGAAGATCTTAAATTAAAGCATATTTCTACAATAATTCGTATAATAATAGATTGTAATTTTAGAGTTGGTAATCAAATATATGAAAAAGAAAATAAATCATATGGGGTTACAACCCTTAAAATTAAACATCTTACTTTTAATAAAAATAATATTATGATCAAATTTAATGGAAAAAAAAATGTAGTAAATAAATGTAAATTAACTCATAAACAAACTATTAAAAATATTAAAGATTTTAAAAAAAATAAAAGACTAAATCAACATATATTTTCATTTAAAGATTCATTATCTACCAGAAAAATAAGTTCAAATGATATTAATAATTATCTTCAACAATTTGGAGATTATACAAGTAAAAATATTAGAACTTGGAGGGCTAATACTCTTTTAATAAAATATTTACTGCAAAAACTATCCATTAAAGAGTCAATTCAAAAAGTAGCTGAATCATTACATAATACACCATCAGTCTGTAAAAGTAATTATTTAGATCCTAAATTAATAACATATTATGAAAAAAATCCAAATTTATTTATTAATTTTTTTAAATCAAATATAAACAAAAAATATATATCTTTTTTAAAATTAAATTATTAATGATCTTCTAAAAATTTAAATACTCTAAAAGGATGTTCATGTGTTATATATTCTAATTTTTGTATCATATTGTACTGTAAACCAATTAATCCAACTGCAGTTACAACATCTATTACTACTTCATGACCATCAATATTTTCATGCAAATATACTTTAATAAATTGTTTTAATATTAAACTATAATAATACCAAATAATACTTATAAGAATTATCTGAGATATTATTTCACTTAATATTAATCCATTTGATTCATCCTTATCTAATTTACCAAACATATGATCCACTACAGGGGATATTACTATTAAAGAAATAATATATATTATACATATTATCAATAATTTTGCTAATCTTTCAAAATGATAATTTAATTTCATATATATATATATATTACATTATATATTACATTATATATTACATTATATATTACATTATATTACATTATATTATCTCGTTTTATTAATATTTTATTTTCTATTTCTCTATTTTCTTTTATGTAATCAATTACTTTTTGTACTTCTGTATCATTTTTGAAATATTCTACCAAACATTTTTCTAAATAGCGATAAGTTAAAGAACTATAGCTCGTGGTTTTATTAAAAGATATTAAAGTATTTAATTTATCTATCTTATATTTTGGAATATCTTCAATATTTTTTTTCTCTAATTCAAGGATTTCATAAATATTATCATATTTTTGATCTTTTAATTCTTTTAACTCTTTAATTTTCATATTGTAATCTTTTATTTTATCATCAATACGAATCCACTCAATGATTTCATTATTTATTCTGTTCATTATTATTAAATTATATATATATATTATTTCTTTAATATTAACTATAATAATTTATACGAATATTCAATATTAATATAATTAATATTAATAATATTACAAGAACAAATATACAACCTATATATATTATATATGGATATACATGATATAATAATTTTTCAATTAATGGTTTAATTATATCTTGATTTATTATACTCTGGTTATTTTCTTTATTAATTTCTTCTTTTAAAGAAATTAATAATTTTTCTGTTATTAATTCGACT